GAAGATTATAAATCGTAAATAATATTTTAATAAAAATATTATAAGATGTAAATATATATTTAGTTCTTAATAGTACAACAATTATATGTATTGGGTATAATGTGTTGTGATAATTGTAAAAATCAATTTGTTGAAGGTGGTTGTTGTTCTCAAAGTTATATTGAACCTGTTAAACCAATTAAATTATTCACTGAAAAAGAAATGATTAAATATATTAAACCTGTGGAAACAATTAAATCATCAGAAAAAAAAGAACTGCAAGATGATTATTCACCTTTTATATTTATAACTTTAAAAGAATATTTAATGAATTATTAACATTATTTCTTTTTAAATACTTTAAAAAAATCATGCTCCAATAATTCAAACGGGGTTCTTAATTCATCATTTACTTGCAATCTACATTTTTCATTAACTTTTGGATTAATTTTTTTTTTATTAGCGTATGGTCTATATTCTACTGGAAGAACATAATTTATAAAATCTTTAACATCTTGAGGAACACATTTTTCAGTTAATAAATTAGGTAAAAATCCCTTTCTTATTAATGTTCCAAAAAAATAATGTAAATCATAATATCTATTTTGTTTTGATGTAATATTTAATTTATTAAAAACTTTTTGATGAACTTTTAAATTTTCAACTATACCTTGAATACACGAAAAATCAAAATCCCATAAATAAACCATATAACCAATTGATGGAATTACATATGTTTTTTTATTAATGTTAAATTGTCTTGCTTTTAATGATGATTTTGATATTAATACATTATTCAATTTTAAATCATTATGGCGAAATGAAGGATATTTTGATTGAATAACTGCTAATGTTGAAATTATTTGAAAAAATATACACTTCCAATGCATCAAATTTAATTTTTTATAATATTTTTTTAAAAACATACTTAAATCACCCTCATCAGCCCACTCTGATATTATTATACTTACATTATCATAATATTTTCCACTTTTATACCTTTCAATAAATTCTTTATAATTTGTATTATTTTTATCAATAATACCCTTTTCCTGTAATGTTAAAAATGGTTTAATATCTGTATAAAATGTGCTAATTGGTAAAATTATATGTGGAGACATTTTTTTTAATACAAAATATGATAATACTTTTAACATACATAATTCAGCATTTTCCGGTCTCTGTAAATTATATTCATCACCATAATCCTCCTTTTTTGAATACGCAACCATTTTCACAGCAAAACTATATTTCTCTTTTCCATTTTCATCCTTAACAATACCTTTAAATGTGTGACCGTATCCACCACTTTTTACATATGTCAACATAGCTCCCATTTGTGAAATAACCTTTTTAAAATTAAACTCCTGCTTACCTAATACACTTCTTGTATCATTATCATCATCATTATTTGATTTATCATTTTTTGAATGATAAACTATTGTATCCACATTTTCATTTAAATCTTTTAATGGATTTAAATAACTAATATTTGATTCACTAATCAAATTATTTATCTTATTTAATCTTTTTTTAATATCTGGAATATTATCATTATTCATATTATATTCTATTAAATTAATTATCTAATTTATTTATTAAATAATTTTATTTATTATTTATATAAATTTATTTTTTCAATTTTTCACTTAAATACAAATTTAAAAAATATTTTGAATCAAGAATATTCTTTTCAATACCTATTAAACTTAATATTTTTCCATTTTATCATAATCTATTTCAAATTTTTCATAATATTTAGCTAAATATATTATAACCTCTTTATTACCTTTTTCAAAATATAATAACAAAATATCTTCTAATTCTTTATAATTATTATTATTATAGTGTCTATAATATTCCATCAAATAATACAATCCATCATTATTACTATTTTCAAAAGCCATTAAATAATATTTTTTTATTTTTTCATAATTTTTTATTCGTTGATAATAATATCCTAACATATACATTGATACAGTATCTCCTAATTCAATTGCCATTAAATAATATTTTTTTATTTCTTTATAATTTTTAATGTCTGTATAATAAAAAGATAAACCATTCATTACTTCAACATTATTTAATTCAACTGATTTTAAATAATACTTTTCCATTTCATCATAATTTTTTTTAATAATTTCATAATATAAACCTATAATATTTAACAGAAAATCATTATTAACTTTTTTGGAATATTTCCATTAAAAATATTTATAATATTTTCTTCATATTTAATTTCTTCTTCATCAAAAAAATTTCTCTCACAAACTGTTGAAATATCATCTAAAGTTTCAAACATTATAAATAATAATTTATTACATTAATATTTTATAAAAATCAATTTTTTAATAATATAATTGAGAATTTAATAATAATTTACTAATTTCACCTGGAATAATATCTATATAATGATAATGTGATGGTGAAAGTATATTACTATCATCATAATTCATTTTACCAGCCATTTCATAATAATCAACCATTTTATTTATAACATCTTTTATATTAAAATAATAAAGACCTAAACTATACATAGCAGGTTTATATTTTAATTTTATAGCCATTAAATAATATTTTTTCATTTCATCATAATTTTTTTCAATAAATTGATAATAAACACCTAAATTATACATAGCATTTTTATCACCAATTTCAATGGCTCTAAAATAATATTTTTTCATTTCTTCATAATTTTTTTCAATAAATTGATAATAAACACCTAAATTATATAATGCTTCAAAATTTAATAATTTATTTGATTCAAAAAAATAATATTTCATTTTTTCATAATTTTTTTCTATTTCTAAATAATAACAACCTAAAGAATTTAATGTATTACTAATACTGAAATTTGATGTTATATATTGTAATGAATATTTGCTACGTGAATCACTATTACCTAATTCAACAGCTATTAAATAATATTTTTTCATTTTTTCATAATCTTTTTCAATATTTTGATAATAATAACCTAAACTATTTATTGAATGATAATTACCTAATTCAATAGTTATTAAATAATATTTTTTCATTGAATTTGTATAATATTCAATCATTTTATTTTTAACATTTATATAATTAAAACTAATAAAAGAAAACATTTTATTTTTGTTATTTGCATAACACAAAATAATAGAAGAAAACATTTTTAAAGATAATTATATTTATAATAATTTTTAAATTAAAAAAAATCAATTTTTATTTTAATATATTTTGTATTATTGATAAATAATACTCATAATTAATAAAAGGCAATATTATATGTTGTTTCCATTCAATAATTTCTTTATTTTTATCAACATCAAAATTGTTTGGAAAAAGATGTTTTATTTTTATAAAATCCTTATCAGTTAATATTTTATTTAATATATTTTTATTCATAATAAAACTATAAAATTTTGGTGGAATAACTAAAATTAATTGTTCTATTGGTTTTAGTTTTAAATGACATTTATCAATATTAACATTTTTTGGATAATATTTAATTATATCTTTTATTAAAGGCGGATTATCAAAATTATAATAATGTTTCCAAGAAATACACTTATCAGTATAATAAATATAACACCACTCAATAGTTTCAATATACTTTTTAACCATTAATTTTTTATCTTTTTCAATAGTTATATCTTTATTTAAATAATATCTATAATATTCATTTTCATTATTAAATGTCGTATTATAATCAAATACCTTTTTTTCAGTCCATTCAATGTTTTTAAATAATTCAATTAAAAAATTATGATTTATCTTATCATTTTCTATTAATTCCATTCTTTTTGACTTTTTAACATTATTATATGCATTTATAATATGTTCTATTCCTTTTCTTTTAATATTTAATGACAATATTGATGGTAAAAAATCATTACCAAGTAAATAACATAATAATACAAATTTATTTGATGATATTCCATAACTATTTATTATTTTATGAAATTCATTTATATTAACATAATTATATTTAATATCCTCAACATTATCCATTAAATTTTCATCTTCTTCTTTTTTATCAAAAAATTGTTTTTCTCTCATAACAAATAAATTATGCTTTAAATTATCTGTTAATGATAAAAATAATAAATCAGCATCTAAGCCATAAATAACTATATTTTTATTATTTTCAACTTCTTCCTTTATATAATTTAATATTTTATGTTCTCCCTCACTTTCCTCAAAACAAGATGAATATTTATATTTTATATTTAATTTTTTACAATATTCATTAAATTTTTTATCTAATCTTTCCATATAAGGTGTTCCTGGTGTTAGTTCAATACTCTGAAAAGGACACATTACATCAGTTTCAACATTTAAATTTTTATATCTTCTTTGTCTTTGTTGAATTATTTTACCCATTGGAGCCACACCATCAATAGCTATGAATAAAAATTCAGGTTTTAATCTATTAATTAAATCATTAATATATTCTTCAATTTTATTCCAAATAATTTCTTCAATATCATTTCTACATTTAATATTAACTATTTTATTATTTTTATACTTTGATATAATGTATGCTACACACGGATGTAATAAACAATTTGTATCAATCATTAAATAATCTATTTCATATCCAATACTATCATTAATTAAAGTTAAATTTTGTTTATTGTTATTTTCTACCCATCTAAAAAATAAAGGAACGCCCATTTATTATATTGTAAATTTATTATTATAATTAAATATTTTTTCAATTTTAATTTTATTATTAATTTTTTTATAACTATAATATATATAATAATGCCTTCTAATGTTATTGCCTTACACAATGATGAAGTTATGAATATGGCTGGTGGTGCTAAAAGAGCCAAAGTCAGAAAATCTAAACCTTCTAAAACTAAAAAATCTAAGACTTCTAAAAAATCTAAGACTTCTAAAAAATCTAAGTCTGTTAAAAAATCGAAGACTACTAAAAAATCTAAATGTTCCAAGGGTTCTAAAAAATCAAAAGGTTCTAAAAAATCAAAAGGTTCTAAAAGTATGAAAGGAGGAAAGAGAAAATTACCTGAATCAATTTTACTTAGAAATACATTATTAAGAGATGCAACAACAAAATTGCTTGGAATTAAAATGTCTTTTGGATTAAATCCATTTTTTACTAAATTAAATATTAAATCAAAAGCTATTAGTAATGTTGGTGAAGATGATAAAACTAAATTATATAAAGAACAATTTAGATTAGTAAAAGAATATGTTGATAAACATGGAAAACAAAAAGCTATTGATGAAATTAAAAAATTTGCTGAAGATATTCAAAAAAACAAAAAACCAAGAGGAAGTAAGAAAAAGAAGAGAAGTAAAACTAAGAAATAAATAAAATAATATTTTTTAATGATTATTTTTTAATTTAAAAAAAAATAATTTATGAAGCAACGGGAAAACTTGTATATGGTGTTAATAAACTTTTACCAACTGATGTTATATTGGCATATGAACTTTCTCTTAAATTTTCCCAATTATTATAACCAGAAACATTAAGATTGTTATTATCTAATGTTTTATTAGAACATTTTTTAATTTGTTTATTAATTCTTTTCATATTTTCTTCAGCTTTTTGTAATAAAGGACTATTTGGATTAGTAATTAATTTAACTTTATCAAAGTAATATCCTTTTTGTGGATTTTCTGGATTAATTAAAAATGGTAAATTATTCATAGTATTAAAATTAGGATTTTGAATATCAGTAATATTTTTATTATTTTCAATTATATTTATTAAATCTTTTGTTGTTGGATTAATTTGTTGCATTAAATGTCTTCTATCTTTATCATCATTGAGTAAATGTATGTCTTCTAATTGACCAAATTTTTCAGTTTCATTTTTGTTTATGTTATTATAAATTGTAATAAAAATAATAACAATTAAAATAATAATTAGTAAATCGAAATAATCTTTAATCATATTATAATTATGATTAATATTAAAATTTAAAAAAATAAATAAATCTATATACTTTAAGTTTTTAATGTAATTCCACTATACTGATTATTATCTAATGTATTTATTCCAGATTGAATTAAATTATTAGCTTTATTTTCTAATTCATATATAATATTTTGTTCTCTTTCATCAACAAAACCATTTTCTCTCATTTCTTGAATTAAATTTATAATTTCTTTACCTTCTTTAATCATTTTATTACTTATTTCCTCAGGAGTTATTAAAATAAAATTATTATCATTCATTGGTTCTAATTCACTTGATTTCATTAAAGGATTTTCCAAATATTCAGATTCATTTATAACTCCAAATTTTTCACTCATTGATATTTTTAATATTATTTGATAAACTACTAATAAAAGAAGAGAAATAATTATAGCTATATTTAATGAAACTGTAGATGAATACATAATAAAGAAAAATAATAAAAATTTAAATCTTAAATCTTCAAATATTTTTAATCTTGTAAATCCACCAATAAATAATCCCACTAAGAATGTAAAAATTGATAAAACAATAATACCTTTTTTACTTTCAAATAACAAATTCATATCATACATATTATATATTTATATAATATAATTATAATAAATGAATAAAAAATTAACTACCAATTATTTAGAAACTTATTTAATTATAATAATAATTAGTTTTTTTATTATTTTTATTTTAAATGGTTATGCTTGTTAATTTTTTTTTTAATTATACACTTATTTATATATGGAAGTTTATTTTATTGTTATAATAATTCTAATTATTTTAATGTCATTTTATGGAGGACATAACAAATTAAATAAAATACATTATAAAACTTCTTATTTTGATAATTTAAATAATATTATTAAATTTGAACAAAAAATACATAAAAATGTTAAAAATGATATTAATATTCCATTTGAAGATATTACAAATAAAATTAATATTCAAGTTATACCCAACTTACAAAAAGTTTATTATGTTGATTTAAATCCTTTCTCTTCTTTTACTATAAATAATTTTAATACTGATAGAAATATTATGATTGTATTTAATCATCATAATATAAATTTATCAATTGCACTTAAAAAAAACAATAATTTTAATTATTTATATAATTTTAATAAAAAAATAAATGTTTTGGATATTTATCCAATATTTAATAATAATAATTTTAAAATTGTATTAACTGTTTTTATTATGAAAAAACCTTTTTGGTATTATTAATAATTATTTGGAACCGGAGAAAACATTACATTTCTATTATCCATTGCTTCATCAAAAGGAAAATTAATTTTCACAGGAATTCTAATTGGCACACCATTTGCATTACACAATCCAGTAATACTAAAATGAAGATTTAAGTTATTTCCATCTTTAATTCCATTCATTGTGAAAACAAAATTATCATGCTCATTATCTCCTGATAATTGTATCTGTCCTTGACAAAATGCACCAGAAATTTTTTGATGACTATTTTCTTCCTCAACATTATTAACACTAAATTCTTCTTTAATATCATCAACAATAACTTCTTCCTTAACATCATCAATAATAACTTCCTTAACATCATCAATAATAACTTCCTTAACATTATTAATAATAACTTCTTCCTTAACATCATTAATAATTTCTTCCTTAACATCATCAATAATAACTTCCTTAACATCATCAATAATAACTTCCTTAACATCATCAATAATAACTTCTTCCTTGACATCATCAATAATTTCTTCCTTAATATTATCAATAACTTCTTCCTTAATATTATCAATAACTTCTTCCTTAATATTATCAATAACTTCTTCCTTGACGTCATCAATAATATTTTTTTCATACAAATTATTTTTAATTGAACTATAATTAAGAACTTTTTTTAAATGTTGTGTTTGTTTGTTATCTGTCAAATCCGGAAAATTTGTATTATCAGTAATTAAATTAATATTATCATTATCAGAAGTTGATTTAATACTATTTTCATCATTAGTATTAATTTTTGAAAAAATAAGTTCATAATAAACTTTATAATAATCATTACTTGATTTATTTATTAATGACAAATCAATTTTATTATTGCTGAAAAATTCTACAATATTACAATATTCAGTTTCAAAATAATTATCATTTTTTTCTTTTTGTTTAGTAATATAAATCATTAAATAATTATATAATTTAACTGGAATGTTAATTTTTTCACTGTCATCATTATTATTAATATAATTTTTAATCATATTTAAACAAGTATAAATATTAATATTATTTAAATTATCATCTAAAATATAATCAAGATTAAAATTAATTTTATAAATTGTTTTTCCATTATTATTATTAAATGTAATCCAACAATTTAAACTTAATGATTCAAAAAGTGTATTAATTTTTGTTTTAATTAATTTTAAATCTTTATTTTCATTATCAATAATAAATACTTTAAGTAATTTTTGATAAATATCTTTATTTAAAATAATACCATAATCTTCAAGTTTAATAGTATCTAAAATTTTATTACAAATGTTATTAGGTAATTTATCATCAAATACAATATTATCTAAATTTTGTTGATAATTGGAAACAGTAGAAGACATCTTTTAATTTTTTAATAAAACTTTTTAACTATTCTTAAACAATTAAATTAAATCTTACATAAATATTATTTTTCAATTTTTTTTTTCATATTGTAAGGTTATTTTTGAAAAAATTTGATTATATTCATAATTTGTTAATAATATTTGCATGTTTTACATTATCAATAAATTCTACATTATTATCATTTTTATACATATTATGTAATATATTCTATCTTCTTATATAGTATTTAACCATATTGTCTATTTTTTTGATTAAACAATTGGATTATTTGAAACATTTAATGAAATTCTATTTGTTTTAATATTTTTTTGGTTATTTGACACAAATGTTGTTATATTAACATTAGTATTAAATTTTTCAGCAAATGATGTATATGAAAAATAATATGCACTATTATCAGTATTATAAATATTTGCAACGGACGTATTATCATCGCAATGTAATCTAAAACCTGATTCAGGCAAAATAATATTAATATTATATAAATTATTATCAATTTCTTCATAACCTAAATTTAATGTATCCGCAAAAATATTATTATTATCTGTTTTTAACATTTTAATATTTGACTTTGAATAGCTCATGTTTCCTAAAGAACAATATGTTGCTCCATCTAAATTTAATGGACTTATACCGATATTCTTATTCACAATATTTTGTTCTGTTGTGTCAATATTAATATTTAATGAATTATTTTTGTGTAATAAGTAATATGTCATATTTGGATTTGAATTTACTGTTGATGGATTAGTAATTGTATTAGTATCTATTAATGATTGTGTTTCAATACATTCAATATCATAACCCTTTTCTTTTAATAATTTTACTGTAAATTTATTAATAAAATAATCTACCAATTGTTCGTTATTATCATACTCAATTATAAACGCTCTCATAATATTAATAAAATTATTTAATGTTGTAACTCCATAATCTGTAATTGTTGATATTGGTGTTCCTGTATTCAACGCTAAAAATAAACTACCGTCTACATTTGTTCCAAATAATAAAACCACTGGAATACATGTCATTTTAGAAACACAAGAATTCTTATAAGTATTAAAAGTGCTAATTGGAGACCTCCAGATACTCTTAATTAATTGATCACAAATAATTCCATTTTCTAAATATGAATTATCATTAAAACTAAAACCAAATACAAAATGACCGTTTGTTGTTGAATATCCAACCTCTTTAATTTCATTTTTATCAAAAGTAATTTCACTGTCAGAAACAGCAAAACCATTTTGAGATAAATATTGACCTTGAAATATACCCTCAACTAATTTTGGAGGAATATACATAACGGAAATACCAATATTTACATTATCAAAACCTGGAGCAAAAATAAATGGAATATTACTATTCATATACATTGATGTCTCAGTTGATGACACAAATTTTGAATGTAATGTTGTTTTCTGTTTAAACATATTCTTATTATTAATTACACCCTTTGTTTTTTCATCATTTGAAATTACCTTATTTGTTATTTGCAAATTAATTTTTGGTTTTCCACCACTACCATTCACATTCAAACTTTCACTATTATTAATTGACACTATTAATTGAACCTCTAATGTTTTATCTTCCCTCTCAAAAACATAACTTGATTTAATTAAATAATTTGACGCTATATTTCCACTATTATAATTTGCACCCATCAACGGAACATCACCTCCAACATAATCCACACCAATACCCACAAATAACGGATTATTATTTACACCATTTGTAATATCCAATGAATATGTATCAATGTAAGTATTTTGATTTAATAATGAATTACTATTAAAATTCTTTTCCGTATATTCACCTTTTGACGTATTTGAAATCGCATTTATTGATGAATTAACATATAATACTGTTTGTTCGTCATACAAATAATCCATTAAATTAAGTTGATTAGCCGGAACTTGATACAAATTACAATCCGCACTTGATGTTGATAAAATACTTGTCTTTCCATTATTTTTATTATTAATTAAAGAATTTAATCTTCTTGATGTCATATTAATTTATAATCTTATAATTTTTATTTTCATAAAACGCGTAAAAACTATAAACAATATAATTTTAGTATTAATAAAAATTTTTATATATTGTTAATTATATATAAAATGTCTGGTTTTAATGATAGAAATATTGGTGATGGTGATTCTCCTCTTCCTCATAAAATTGTTAAATTAATGCAGTTTAAAACTGCATCTTCAAGTGGTGAATTTGATAGTCTTAAAAAACTAAATGCTAAAGCTCGTGATGCTGGTTCTCAAGGAAATGTCAATGCTTATAAAATTCTTGGTCTTATTGTTGGTTAAACAAAACAATTTTTTTATGATTTATTATATCTAATAATATAATAAAATTTTAAACCTATTAAAAATTATTATAAGTAATTATACCCAATACATATAATTTTTGTACTATTAAGAACTAAAAATATATTTACCTCTTATACCTATTTTAATAAAAATATTATTTAAGTTTTATAATCTTCATATTTTATTTTTTTAATATTATAATTTTTTATTTTAATATTTACATATTTATATTTTAAAGTATATAATTTAGATGAATATAAAACATCAAAAATGTGTTATAAAACAAAAAAAGAAACAAAAAATTTAAAAGTAAAAATAAAAGATAAAGAA